ATTGTTAATACTTTCATCAATACTAAAAGATTCAATTCTACCTTTAAATAAAAGAAATGGGTCTGCAATTACTGCCTCGCTACTATTTAAAAAACCTTTATAAACTTCTGCTTCTTTCTCCATATAATTATTACTTAAAAATAAAGATATGATTGTTTGATCTGCACCTGAAAAAGATAGTGTTATATTACTAACTTCTATTTCTGATGATTCTGTAACACTAGATAATCTTGTAAATAATGATGATGCTGAATAAGTATTTGAATCGTAAGTAATATCTTTGTAATGGTCTGTAAATCTAAATCCTGTACCTACATTAATATAGACAAGTGTAACAGGTTGTAAGCTATCTGTTAAAAGTTCATTCTTTACTGCTGTTGTTAATGTTCTCGTCATATTGTTCGTAAGTTGTTTGGGTTACACTTTCTGTACCTTTTAACATAGTAAAATCGAATTTGCTATTAGGTTTCTTATATTCTTTAAGATCATTAATTTTACTATCTATTTGATCTTCATTAACAATTATTTCGGCAACAAAATCGGCATTTATTTTGTGGGTTATTTTATACTTTTTCATTATAAATTTTCTATTAGGTCTATCTGATACTTATAAAGATCATTAGTTACAATAGAATATTCTTGAATATCATTTGAAAGTCTTACAGTAAAATCTACATTATCATAAACCAATGCAATATCATTAGCTACATCTGATCTTAGAGGTGGTTCAAAAGTTAATGTTCCCTCGCCTGTTCCATCTGCATCTAAATCAGCTACTGCCATATAAACTTTATCTTGCCCAGCAAATCTAAAATAATCTCCAGCTTTTAAAATATCACTTGTGCTAGTAGCCATACCATCAATTGTGCAAGTTGTTGCTCCAGCAGAAATTGCACCATCTACACTTATAGTTCCTGATGCTACTCCTTGTGCATTTGATACTATTGGTGGAATGACAGTAAAGGTATTTAATTTTGCTCTTTGTTTCATAATAAATGCTGTAATAGGTGCAAAGTTTGATCTACTCATTGGTGCATAGTCTAAAGTTATAGTAAATTTTTGTCCGTCTATTTGTCTAGTTTGAACTCTACCAGATGTTGTTACACTAACTATAGTGTTTTGTGCCGAACCTACTTTAGCACTTTTTGCAACAGGAGATGTTGGAAATTGTCCACTCATATTATACTAATGCCTCTTTACCTTTTTCATTTAATGCAGAATTAATTACATTAACGATTGTTGCTCTGTTATCAATTAATAATTCTTTTACACCTCTAACATCTGTTGCATTTATTGTGAAATTGATATTTGTTTCTCCATCGCCTGTGCCTCTAGCTGATTGTGTTATTTGACCTGTTTGGTTAGGTATAAACATTTCTGCACCTTGTTCTCCCACCATAATTGGTTGTCCTTTAGATACAGCACCACCAGATTGAAACCCTTTTATTTTATTTACTAAACCAATACCTGTTCCAATGACTGCTCCAGCTGCTGCAAGATTAAATGGAAAAGGAACTGATGCTAATGCTTTTGCACCAGCTTTATATGCAGATATTAAACCCTCTCTAATAGCTTGAAATTTAAATATTGCTGTAGCTTTTTTTAATGCAAAGGTAACTGCTGAACCTATTAATGCTTCAACTAATGATCTTATAATAGCAATTTTTAAAGTTTCAAAACTCATTTTACCTGTCATGACAAAATCAGTTAAAGAACTTTTTAATGACTTTAATGAATCTTGACCAGCTTTTTTAAATCTATCAAAAATACTAACTTCAAATGTATCTTGTAATCCCTCTTTAAATCCACCAAATGCTTGTTCTCTTGCTTTCTCAAAAGCACTTGGTACTCCTATCGCCACTTCATTTTGAAATTCATGTATAGGAACTAAAAAAGATTCTAATTCTTTTCTAGTTTGAATCATTATTTTATGTTCGTCTCTAGCAATTGGTAAATTACCTCTCCTTAATTCTGTTGTATTTTGTAAAAGTTTTCTTTGATCTTCTAATACTTTTAATTCGCTTAATAATGCTTTAATTTTTTCTGAGTTGTCTATATCATTAACTTTACCACCCTCTACTTCTAAAAATAATTTTTGATCTTGCATAGATTCAAGTTGATTTTTAATGTCAGCAATTCTTAAATCTACATCTTTTAAATTTTGCATATCAAATAAGCCCATGCTTACTTGAACATTTTTTATCATTTCATTAATTTTATCTACTAATAAACTAACACCAGCTAATGCAACTAAACCTTTTTTTCCAAATAAAAATGCACCTATAATTCCACCTGTTCTTACAAAAGGTGGTAAAGCCATAAAGCCATCTCCTATACTTTTTAAAATTTTACCAATGTTTTGAAGTGTAGGGATTAAGTCTTTTCCTATTTCAACAACTTTAACCATTCCTTGTGCTAAATTTTTACCAACTGCTATTGCTATTTTATCTAAATCTTTTGCATTGTTTTCTAAAAATTTATCTAACTGACCAAATTGATTTTTAAGTTCTTCAAAAAATCCAGCTTCTAATAATACTTTTTTAAAATTGAAAACTTTATCGCCAATCATTGAGAGAGTTCCCTCAAATGTTTGTGCTAATTCATCAGTAGCTTTTCCAAATCTTCCTTCTTTACCAAATACTCTTTCAAATGCTTCTACTGTTTCTTCAATAGATACTACTGCACCAGCTTTAAACCCAAGCATATTTCTAACACCTTTTTCTCTAAATAAATCTGCCGCACCTATACCAGCACTAAATGATCTTTGTATTTGTTCTCCAGCTGTTCTAAAATCTAATCCTGTAACAGATGCAACATTACCTGTTATCTCTAACATTTTTTGTAAATCATCTGCATTATCTGTAACTGTTGCAAGAATACCAGCACCAGCTTGTATTTCCTCAAGTGAAAAAGGAACTTTAGACGCAAACTTAGTCATTTTTTCAAATGCTTTTGCACCCTCGTTTGTATCTTTAAGCAAGAACTTTAATCTAGTTCTTAAATTCTCTAATTGTTTTCCTGTATTGACTAAATTTCTAACTACTAATCCAGCACCTAAACCTAAAAAAGCATTTCTTAAATTAAATACAGAATTTTTTAATCTTCCTAAAGATTTTTGAACACCATTTAAAGCCTGTTTCGACCTATCCTTTGCTACAATATCTATGTTTAGTTTTTGGTTTGCCATTACTTTAAGTTCCTTGATTGTGCTAATGCTTGTTTCGTTTTATACTGTTCTTGTTCTTTTTTCAAGTAAGCTAACCAAAGATTATAATGGCTAACAGGCATATCAAGAACTTGTTGAATTGTAAGATGTAATCGTTCTGCAATAACTAACAGCGACCTAACATCTGGGTCGCTATCTACTTTTTTTCTGCATCCTCGTAATTAGTATCTAAAAGGATTTTATTAGCAATTTCTGAGATAACATTAGAATCAGCTTTTTTTCTTAATGCAAATTTATCTTCTGGGCTAAAGGCTTTTATCATATCGCCTTTATCATTTTTGACTTGCAACTTCATTATAAGCAAATCAACAAGAATAGTTAAGTCTTGAAAGTTATTAGATTTCTTAAAGATAATGTTTTTTTCTTCAAGGGTTAATGGTTCTGAATAAAACATACTCGGATTACCATGCTCGTCTTTCCACTCCTCAACTTCTATAGTTATAGTTTTAAGAGTTTCAAAATGAGATTTAACTCGATCAATTACTGACATAAATTAAGATTAGACAGTTGCTCTAGTCAATGCTCCTGTGCCTTGAAAAGTAACAGTTCTTGAAACGATTGCGTCCATAGCATTATTAACTGACATTCCTGTAATAATTCCAGTACCTGAAAATTTCTCATCTCCTGAAGCATTACCCTCTGGTAATAAAATAAAAGATATTGAAGTTCCAGCAGTTAAAGTTTGTTGTGGAGAATCAGTTTCATCATAATTCATTTCTAAAGTTCCTGAAAATGATGTTCTACCAGTTACAAATGATTTTGTACTGTCTATTAAAGCTGTATCTTCTACAACGTCAGCAGTTGTTTCAAGTGTAAATGATGTTAGTTCCCCAACAGCAGTTCCACCAGCAGTGACTACGCCTTCTTTTCCGTGATGTGTTGCCATTTTTTATCCTTGTTAGATTTTGTTGGTTTATTTTCTTGTTCTTGCTTATAGCCTAAAGCTAAAAAATTTTCAAGCTGAGTTTCGTTAACACTAACTTCATTCCCATCTTTATATAATTTAATATCTTTAGCCATAAGTCCTTTTATTACTTTTCATCTTCTTCGTCAATATCTTCTTCATCTTCATCAAAATCATCTTCAAAATCATCTTCTGCTTCTTCCCATGAACCATCTTCATCTTCTAAAGAATTTTCTTTAATTTCCTCTAATAAATCTTTTACTTCTTCACAAAGCATAGACTCTTTGTCGTGCATCTTTTCTATTTGCTCTATTTTTTTAGATATTTTATCTAATAATTTTTCATTTTTCATAATTTATCCTATGGTGTTCCAGCTTGATATTCGTACATACATCTAATAGTCATTCTTATTCCACCAACTGGAAACAAAGAACCCTCGTCAGTTTCTACTTGTATGACTTCTGTATCAAGTGCATTACTACTTCTTGTAATATCACTTTCTAATGCAGTTTCAATAGCTGTTATTAATTGATTTCTTTTAGTATCAATATTAGTTTCTGCACCTTTAACAAATCCTAGTATTACAAAATCAATAGTACCATGTCTTGTTTTAGCACCACTTCCTAATTCAGAGTCATCTCTATTTTCTTCTGATGTTTGAACTATTACTGCTGGGTATTGTTTATCTGATAATTCGTCTAATAAAAAAGGTTGTCTAGTTGCTTTTATAATAGATATTGGGCTAGATATATTAGATATAGTTGTTAATAAATTACTTGCTATGTTTTCTCTTACACTCATATTCTTGCTTTCCTAAATTCTTTTGCAACAAATCTGTTAAATTGTTTTCTTATTATATTTGCTGTTCTATCATTAAATCCAAAAAATTCCCTCTTATTTTTTCCTAATACTTGATTAAATACTGCTC